AACATGGCAGCAGTCAAGTCTGGTCGAAGAGAGGTGGGTGACCATGAGTTCGGCACCAACCCTTGTTCTGAGATCATTCTTCGCTCGCGTGAGTTCTGTAATCTTTCTGAGGTTGTAGTACGCGCGGGTGACAACCGCGAGTCCCTGCTTGAAAAAGTAAGACTCGCAACTATTCTAGGCACGTTCCAGTCGTCACTGGTAAACTTTAAGTATATCCCAAAAACATGGAAAAAGAATTGCGAAGAGGAACGTTTGCTCGGCGTCTCCATGACAGGGATTATGGACAACAAATACACCAACGGTAAACTGGGCAACCTTCCTACGCTTCTAGAGGAGCTCAGAGAAGAGGCAGTGAAGGTTAATGCCGAACTCTCTAAGAAATTAGGAATCAATCAGTCTGTAGCGATTACCTGCGTGAAACCTTCGGGAACTGTGTCTCAATTAGTGGATGCTGCTTCTGGTATTCACGCTCGTCACAACCCCTACTACATCCGCACAGTGCGTGGTGACAAGAAAGATCCTCTGACTCAGTTTATGATTGACAGAGGATTTCCTGTCGAAGACGATCAGATGAATCCGGCGCAAACCGTTGTGTTCTCGTTTCCGGTAAAGGTAGACAAAGGTGCTGTGTTCCGTACTGACATGACGGCTATCGAACAGTTAGAAATGTGGTTGGTTTATCAGAAACACTGGTGCGAGCACAAACCATCTGTGACGATCTCTGTCAAAGAGCACGAGTGGATGGAAGTAGGTGCGTGGACATATAAAAATTTCGACTCTATGAGCGGCGTGTCGTTTTTACCTTTCAGCGACCATACGTACAAGCAAGCTCCGTATCAAGACACTGATGAGAAAGGATATAAAGAGTTATTAGGTCTTATGCCAAAAAATGTAAATTGGGCAGAACTGAGCGAATACGAATTGAGCGATACCACAGTGGGCAGTCAAGAACTAGCTTGTGCTGCTGGTAACTGTGAAATCGTATGAGCGATTGGTATTCTTACGACTGCGAATGTCCTGCTTGTGATTGTGACATGTCATTAATAGTGCGAGATTGTGACGAACTTCCCATATTCTGTCCAATGTGCGGTGATGATATGAATAGTGAATGGAAAGAAAGGGAGAATGAAAGTTAGAGTAACCAGATATATAAGTAAATACTATGACATGGATTTTCAACAATAAACCCTTTGAACCCAGCGCGGAAGAATTAGAATCTCTCGCTGGGTTTGTTTATTGTATTCACGAAAAAGAAACCGGTATGAAATATATTGGCAAGAAACTATTCTGGCGAAGCAAAATTCTTCCTGTCACCAAGTCCCGAAAGAGACGAAAAAAGACCCGAGTAGAGAGCGATTGGATGTCCTATTACGGTTCTAGTGTTCTCCTAAAAGAACAAGTGGAGAAGAACGGAGCAAACGCATACGAACGATATATCCTTGATCTATGTAGAACCAAAGGGCAATGCTCTTATTACGAAGCAAAGCATCAGTTCGAAAATGATGTTCTTTTAAAAGACGATTATTATAATGAGTTTATAGGTTGCAAAATTCACAGCAAACATTTGGCTTGACATTCACAACAAAGAAAAGTATAATAAAGCTTCTAGCGTTAGGGAATGTAGTATATGCGATTTATATATAATATATGAGGTAAGTTGATATGACAGCAAACAAAAGATTAGAAGTATTCGAAGTATTCGAAGATTTCGTTAAAGTAAAATCTAGAAAAGAAAAGATTAATATTTTAAAGAAACACGAATCATGGCCTTTAAAAGATCTACTTAGGGGTATTTTTGACGACAAGATTCAATGGAACTTGCCTGGTGGAGAACCGCCATACACCCCTTGCTCAGTTGGAACCCCGCCATCTACCTTTCTTAAACAGAATGTTAATCTTAAATATTTTGTTAAAGGAGTTCGTGATTCAGAAAATATGCCAGCGTTTAAGCGTGAAAAGAAATTTCTTGACATTCTTGAAACCGTGCATCCCGAAGACGCTAAATTACTAGTGTCTATGATCAACAAACAAAACCCCGTGAAAGGATTAACCAAAAAATTAATACAGGAGGCATACCCAGACTTAATCCCAGAATGATTATGTGAATAACCAAATCGATAACAAGGAGACTTGCCTATGGTAGTAAACCAAATAGAACGTTTAAAGAAAGACTCTAGGGAACTTGGACATTATATTCACAAGTTAAATAAAAAAGGAAAGGGAGAAGCTGCCCATAAGATGCTAAGAAAACAAGCATTCTTAGACGCGGCGATACAACAAGTCACAAGGGGGTGATCCTCATCTAACGGAGTGCCCTTCGGGGCACTTTTTTAAAGGAAAATACATTATGATGCATGGTACTAATACACAGGTTGTTAACGTGTTGCCTTTTATTCCGCCAAATTCTATCGGGGTTGAAATTGGGATTTGGGAGGGAAATTCTTCTGCGAAATTTATCAATCGTAATCTTAAAGAGTTTCATATGGTTGATCCATGGCAAACACCGGAACCTCTCACTGAACGACTACTCGATCGTTACGCTGAAAAGATTGGATCAAAATCGCGAAAAGATTGGGACGCTTATTACGAAAGAGTTTATGATAAAGTTGTTGCCCGTTTTGGTAGTTTACCAAACGTAAAAATACACCGTAAATTCTCTATAGATTTTTTAAACGAATTCCCCGACAACTACTTTGATTGGGCATATGTCGACGGTGACCACGGATACGAAGGGTGTAAAGCAGATCTTCTTCTTTGTAAAAAGAAAGTGAAATTTGGCGGATCTATTTTCGGAGATGATTATTCTTGGGTGCACGGCATTGGAAAGGAGGGGGTAACAAAAGCAGTTAATTCTTTAATAAATACTGGATGGAAACCTAGACGGCTGGGCGAATCACAATTTGAATTTAAGGTAAGTTAATGCCAACATACGATTTAAGAAATATAGAAACTGGCGAGGTTAAAGAAATGATCCTCTCTATTTCAAAAAAAGAAGAACTAGTTGCACAAGGTGAATGGGTGCAAGTCCACCTTGGCACCCCTGAAATTGTTACTCAGTCTGGAGGCGTTTTATCAAAAACATCTGGAGATTGGAGAGATCTGCTCAAGACAATTAAGAAAGGCTCTGGTGGCAACAGCCAATTGTCCGCCGAAAAGAAGCGCAAGCATGGATTTGTAGACAACACAATAAAAACTTATTGATGAAAAAACAATCACAACAAATTCCTTCTATTAAAACCACTATTCCAGACATGAAGATTCGCCTGGATCAATTGGTGACTATTGCACCTATAACTCCACACCAAGAAGACGCGTGGCAAGGTTGGCGCGATGGCGATCATCTTGCACTTACGGGTACTGCCGGCACTGGTAAGACATTTCTTGCTATGTATCTTGCACTAGAAGAGGTCATGGATAAGAACTCGCCGTTTGATACATTACACATCATTCGGAGTGTAGTGCCTACTCGAGAAATGGGTTACTTGCCAGGAACTATTGAAGAGAAACTCAACGCATACACAGGACCATATCGTGCAGCTGCTACTGAGTTATTTAACGACCCGAAAGCATATGACAAATTGGTACATAACAATTATATCACGTTTGAATCAACCTCATATATAAGAGGCGTGACATATGATAGCAGTATCATTCTGGTAGATGAGATGCAGAACCTAAACTTTCACGAGTTGGATTCTGTTATCACACGGGTGGGTCAAGCAACCAAGATTGTATTCTGTGGTGACTATTACCAAAGCGATTTCAAACAAGAGAAAGATAAGAGTGGGGTTAATCAGTTTCTAAATATTCTAGATAATATGAAGAGTTTTACTCACGTTGAATTCGGATGGGAAGACATTGTTCGATCTGATTTTGTACGTGATTATATTATGACCAAAGAATGGTTGGGTATAAAATAACATACATAAATTAAACAATAAGGAGTTTAACAAATGGATTTAATAATTGAATTAATAACAACCTTTTGGCAGTGGGTAATTGTTGGTATCATTGTCATTGCTGGTTGGATCTGCACAAAATTTGACGGACAAGGCGAAGAGCGTGTTGGGTTCAAGCATGATGTTATGCCCAGTATGAAACCGTTGCCCATTGCTACGAAAGACAAAGGATTCTGGAAAGGAGTCTGGCTTTGGTTAATGGGTGTGCGTCAGTGGGAGATTGCAGAAGACTGGCACTTCGAAGTCAATGGTCAGAAGCATGTCATCCCTGCTGGATTTCAATTTGACGGTGCTTCTGTACCAAAATTTCTCGCAACATTTTTATCACCCGTAGGCGTTCTGCTGATGGGAGGTTTAGTTCACGACTACATATACAAATATGCTACATTATTGAAGGACACCAAGAAACGTCCTAACTGCGGTGCGATGACACAGAAAGAAGCAGACATTCTGTTTCGTGACATCTGTATTGAAGTTAATGGGTTTAAGGTGTTGAACTATCTTGCATATTG